GGTAGTTCTTCTCCCATAATTCTTTTACTTTGTTCTTAATGTTTTCCATAATGTTTCTCCTATTAATAAAATAAACCTATTAATGTTAGTATTGTTGCTCCAAGACCACCTAGTATTGCATAGAGTACCTTATCTATTTTACCATGTAGCCTATCTATATCCTCGTGTATATGTTTAAGATGATTATTTTTTATACTGCTAACTTCCCTCTTCAACCCTGTGATGTATCCGTATATTGATATAAGGTGTTCACTGGTTGTTTTGGGTTGTTTAGCCATTAATCTAAAAAATCTTTAAAGTAATGTGATCCTATAGGTTTTAATCCTTCTACAGGTCTTTGATTAAAAAAAGTTGCCCCACCAGTAGGATCTGGCAGTTTACCAGATAATACTTTTTTAGCAACATTTAAAGCTAAATTATATTTTATTGGATGTTTTTTCATAGGGTTATTAAATCTATCTTTTAATTTTGCCACCCCTTCAAATTGATTTTTACCCATTATTACTTTTTCAATTGGTGTTGATCCTTCTCCTAAAGTAAAACCTGAACCTTTATTAACCCTATTTAAAACAACCCAAGCCATAGCAGCCATTTCATTTTGATCATAGCCTTTAATTTCATTACCACCAGCTTCAGTGGTTATCATTTTTGCTATTATATCTGAGTCGTAATTTGTAAGATCTGGTTTCTTTTTAGGAACCATCATTTTTTCTGTTTGTGCCGCTACTGCTGTTTGTATTGTCATAAGTATAAGTATTACTAATATTAATTTAATTTTTACCAAATAATTTTTGTGTTTGTTCTTTTATATTTAATGGGGTGAACTCATCTATTCTTATAGGCTGTTTGTAATTTTTTTCTTCGTATATAGAAAAAGCAGTTCTATATTTACTAACTATTTTTTTCAAAAGATTTTTTTGATACTGTAATTTTTTCTTGTACTGTTCTTTATCAATTAAACCTTTATACAAATCATTATTTAAATCTCTTATGTTTTCTCTAATAGGTTTTATCTTTCTATTTAGTTCACTAGCTTTTAAAGTTTTTAATTTACCAATAGATTTAGTTTCTAACTTAAATCCAACTGATCTAAATAAAGCCTCTAGCTCTGTTTCTTTTGCTCTATAAGGAGACTCTTTACCTTTTCTTGCAGAGTCTATTCTTTGAGTAGAATAAGATCCAGGAAAAAATGGTATGTTAGGTGTTAAATCTTGAAGTAAATCACCACCCTTAACTTTTAAATCTTCCCAATCATTTATACCTAAACCTCTAAGTTTTCTTTGCCCATATAAATCAAACCCTAACATAGAACTAAGAACTTCACCCATCAATCCAAAGTTAGGTTGAACTGGTGCAGGTAGATACGGAAATAAATTACCACCAACATCAAAGATATCTCCACCAGGTACAAATCTTGTAAAGTTCATGTACTTAGGCCCTTCAAAAGGTTGATCACCAAACTTAGGTATTGGCATTTTTATTTCTCTATAAGGCATAAAATCAAATATAAATTTGCCTTTTTGTTTTTCTTGCATCAATGCTCTTTCTGCTTTCTCATCACCACCACCTACTATCTCACCCATAGAGTTTAAACCATATCCAAGTGCTGCATATTTTAAATACTTCCAAGGTCTAACTACTGCAGTTTCTGCAAGTAAAGGTACAATTCTATAAGTGTATGCTAAGAAAGGAGTTGCAGTTTGCCTCATCCAATTTATAGCAGGTGCATTAATATTGTAATCTATGAAAGCTCTTCTAGCATCTAGTCCAGCTTCTGCTGCTGTATAACCTTTTGCTAGTCTATCTTGAAATACTGATAATCTAAATATATGATCTTCAAGTCTATACCAATCAGTAAGTTTAGCTAATGGATTATTTTTTCTAATATCCTCAAATACTTTACCTGCTGCTGTTACACCACTGTTCCAAGCATTACCATCATATTTGTATGGCATTGCTATAGCTAACTCTTGCAGTTTACCAAGCTCTTTTGTTACAAAGTCTGCCTCAAATACACCACTTTTTTCAGCTAATCTAACTACTTCTGAAACTTTACCATCTTTATTATGTGCCATTAATGCTTTAAATGCTTTTGGTAAATACTTAAAGTCTGCATCAATTAGATCATGTAATATAAAATTACTTACAATATTATTTGTGTGTACTGTTGGATTCCAAGCTGTTTTAGATACTTTCCAAACTGAATTTAATTTTTTATACTTACTCCAAAACCCACTACCCATTGTATTGTAATGTTTTGTAGTTGATAAAAGATCTTTGTATACTTCTTCAGGAACATACTTATCAGCTAAATTACCGTATCTAAATCTAGATGCAGGATTTTTTGGATCAATCCTAGTTGTTGGCATTTTAACGAGAGTATCTTTTATATCTTGAGATAGTTCAGCATATTGCCCTTTTGTATATGTGTAAGGCTGTTTAGCTAAACTATCATAAAATTTTAATTGTGGTAATGTGCTAGAAAAAGCTCTACCAGTTTCAGCAATAGCAAATGATGCATCTTCTATCTCACCTAAACCTACTCTTTGAGGTTTAGTAAACTCCCATCTAATTTCTACTTCATCTCCTGGGCCTAACTTTGCATACTGTGCTTCACTAGTATTTAATAGTTCCCAACCTCTATGACCTTTTAATCTTTCTTTTTTACCAGCTACATCTTCAAATAAGTATTTTAATTTACCTTTTGCACCTGGCACATCCTCTAATTCAAATATAGGTTTTTCTCTAAGTGATGTAGTTGTAAAAGCTATCTGCTCTTTATAGTAATCTTCGTACTCTTGTTTAGTAACTTTTTGATACGCACCTCTTAGTCTTAATTCTTCACCAAACTCTCTTGGATCATCTTTGTATTTAGAGTAAGTTCTTTTTAAATATGTGTCTTTATTTCTTAAAAAAGTTGCAGGAGATAATATACCCATATCAACATATTCTTGTGCAACTTCCGTAATTAAATCTCTAGCTTCTTTAGATATACTATTTAAAGTTTCTGATTGTACTTTAAATATATTATCACCTTTTAAATAAAATTTTACTTTCATCTTCAGTTAAATTTTTTTGAATCTTAATAGCTATGTCAGAAAATCTAGATGCTATATGTGCTGCGTGACCTTGTGCACTAGCTTGTAGTGCTTTATAATTAGCTGGCATTTTATAGTTATCTATAAACCATCTGCCAAGTAAATCATGTAAAGATTCTGTAACTTCTACAACTTCATCTTCTTGGTCTTTACCAAATTTTCTTGTAAAAGTTTTTTTTTGGCCAACTTTTTTTGTAGCTTTTATACCACCAGCACCAGCTAAAAAACCAATACCCATTCTGCCTAATTTAGTAGTTATAGGTGCATCATCTTCTGCAGTTTGATACCCATATATACCACCAGCTGCACCAGTTCCTAATTCTGCACCAGTTAAACCTTTAATAGGTATTTTTGTTCCAGGTATTGTTACTTGTTCATCTTTTGAAATTTGTCTATATAAAGGTCTACCAACTCTCTCTTCCCACATGTCAGTAAATTGTTTATAAAATAATCTAACACCTCTAAGCATTTCTTTTCTATTACTAGGTGTGTCTTTTAAAAATTCTGGATTTTGAATATCAATTTTATCTCTATTGATAGCATCTCTCTTGTTTAAACCAGCCTCATTAAATAATTGCTGTTTGTGCAAGTTATTACTAGCTGCTGATTTTAAACTAATATCAATATCTGTTTTATCTTTGTATCCTGGTATACCTAATTCTATTTTTTCACCTTTAAATTTTTTAACACCTGCACCTATTACAGGGGATAATATTGCTCCACCAACTGCTGATGCTGCAGCTTGTTTAGCTCTACTATCTAAAATACTTTCTTCGTCCACATAACCAAGTGCACCAGCTATACCTGCATTTACAGCACCATACTTAGCCATCTTATATAATGTTCTAGCTTTTGTTACAGGCAATAGCCATCCTGCAGGATCTAATATAGCACCACCAAAATATGCAGCAGCAACTAAATATCCACCAGGGCTATCAAAATCTTTGTATAATTCTTTTTGTTCTGATCTTAGTTTATCAAGCACATCTTCGTTAGCAGTAGACATTTGTCTTAAACCTCTAACAGTATCTTTAAAACCTAAACTAAAAGCATTAGATATTTTTCTACCTAAATCAATATCTTCTTGAGTGCCTGTACCAAAGTAACCTTTATCTAAATACTTTGCAAAAGGATCTTTTTCACCTGGCATCTCATATGGCTTAGTATAATCTACTGGTGGATCCTCATTAGATAATTTAAAATCAGATGATGTTCTTTGGTTAGGATCTAAATACTTTGAAAAAGGATTATTGTTTCCTTTTAAAGTATTTTTTTGTTCTGCGTTTAAATATTTTGAAAATGGATCTGCCACTACGATATTAAACCATCAAGATTAGTTACTCCTAAAATAAGTCGTAAGTCTCTCTTTATGTCTTCTATTTTAGGATCATTTGGATTCTCAGCTCTAATTACATTTATTGCTTGCTGTGCTGCCATAACATTAGGGTTATTCTTATCAATTGGCTGTTTATCTTGTTGAGATGCTATTGCTTTTTTAGTTACTTCTGGTAAACTTTGAACAGTAAATTCTGGAAGAGTAAAATTAGTGCCTCTTCTTTGATTTTGTATATCAAGCATTTTTTGTGCATCAGGATTATCAGTTGTTTTCTTTATAAATTGTTCTGGAACTTTATATAGTTTGCCATTAAGACTAAAGTACCTAGGGTCATTATCAAAATTTATAAGATCACCTTTAAATGTAGTTTGTGTAGCAGTTGCACCTGTTTCTTGGGTAGCACCTGTTGTAGTGCCTGTTTCACCAGTTGTTGCAGCACCTGTTGTAGTTGCTCCCATATCCTGCATCTGAGTTTCCATAGTTTTAGATGACTTTTGTCCAACTATTGCTGGTAAATAAAATTCATTAAAGTATCTTTCAAAACCATAAAGATCTTTACTTGGCCCATGATCTGGATTATTAGGATCATAATCTTTTGAAAAATTATCTTTAAATTCTTTTATAAATTCATCTTTTTCTACAGCTTTAAATTCAGTAAATGCAGCAGAACGAAATTCTCTCATTTTAGATGGTGATATAGCTGTACTATCTACACCACTACTTAAAGGGGGTAACTTTAATTCAGGTCTAGTAACTTGTGTACCTGTGTCCATAGCTTTCATATCTTTAAAAAATAATTCTGCTACTGGGCCAGACCCTTGATTTTTAGTTATTAAATCTATAACATCTTTTTGTTGATCTTTAAAGTTCATAATTCTTTGAGTTTTTTCTACATTAAAATCATAATTTTGAAAACCACCAGTATCATATAAATCATTAATTTTTTTTAAAAAATCAGGTTGATTAGTTAATTGGTCTATAATTATTTTTGTATTACGTTCAGTATCTATGGCCTTATTATAGCTAGCATATAAAGCAGCAGGTAATCCATGAGCAAGTTCTACAGATTTAAAATTTTCTTCTATAAGTTTTTCATCTTGTCTAAATAGCTGTGCTGTCTTTCTAAACTCTGCACCAGTTTCTTTAACCATGTCAGCATACATTTCATCTCTTGCTGCCTTTTGTTCTAATCCTTCTTTTAAGAATCCTGATAATATTCCTCGTGCAATTGACATTATTCTTCTCCTTCTGGTTCAGGTCTAGACATCAAACCTGCTTTCTTAATATCTGCCTGTGTAGATTCAGTTATCTCTGCTACTTTTTCTTTAGCCATTTTAAGTTTAGTAATTTCTCTTATTTGTTTTTTATTTGTTAAATCTTCTAATGAGAATACTATTTTTTCTACACCACCTTGTAGACCTATAGCTGCTATCATCTTCATTACAGGTTCTGTAATTATAAAAGCAAGATCTGGAGAAAATTTACCTTCCATAAATCCAGCAAATAATATAGTTCTACCAATAGCTTCTACAGGAACACCTGCATCTAGCATACCTATTAACTGTTCTGTTAATTGTTTTTGATGCATAGTAACCCAAAGGTACTCTGTAACTTCTTCAGGATCAGTAAATTGTGGTGGATGCTCCCAAGGGTAATTACCTGGAGTATCTGTAAGTGATTGTCCTGGAACTGGTGAATCAAATGGATCCCCAACTCCTTGTTCGTATTCTCGTTCTCTCATTATATTTCCTGTAAGTTAAACTTTAACTATAGTTTGTTCTATAGCTTTTTTTCTAAGTAAATATTTATCTAATCTACGTTCCCACAATGCGTTCATACCTATGCCATCAATTACTCGTAATGAACCTGGAATCATTTCTGATCTTCCACTACCAGAAGCATATGTAGGCATATTAAATTGACTTAGGTTAGGGGGTCGTACATACTGTGCAGATGCAGGACTTCCGCCTGTACCAGATCCTCTACTCATTAAACTTTTACCTAGTGCACTTCCTACTCTTTTACCTAAAGCACCTTGTCCAAATTGTCCTCCTAACATTCCTCCAAAATATCCTGCTGCTCCTACAACAGCTACTTTAAAAACATCTTTTAATTTAAACATTAACTATCTCCTCCTGAAGTATTATATATATTAAAACCAAACCTACCAATTAATTCATATAAAGAATCTTTTGATGCTTTATCTTGTAGATCTAATGCTGTTGATCTTTCAAGAGCTGCCATAGCTAAATTATGATTTCTATTTTTTTCATTTTGTGAAGATGTATTAACCCAAGATGCTTCATCTCTCCATTGTTGCCATGCAGATGATAAGGCCCAGTTTGATATGTTTAGTAAATTTTGTGCGTTAGTTTGATTAGCAGCATTTACTGCAGCAGTGTTAGCTGTATTAAGTGCTCTTCTCCAAACTACATTTGATTGATCTATTTCTCTTTGATTAGTTACGTTAAACTGATCTCTATTATTTTGTAATGTTGCATTGTACTGATTTATAGTTGCTTCTCTTTTAGCATTTGCTTCATTAACTGCAATAGTATTTTGTGCGTTCAATGCACTAACTTTATTTTTTTCTGCTTCAGAAAATTTATTCATTGCATCAACTCTAGCAGCATTTTGTTCTGAAATAGAAGTTGATAACTTATCGTAGAATTGATTAACTTGATTTTGACTAGATGCATTAAATTGATATGAAGCATTTGCTGCAGCTTGATCTGATAATAAAAATGCTTGTCTAGTATTTATATTAGATAAATTCGTTTGCTGTCTGTTAGACAGGTTGGCCATATCCATTTGTAGATATGCCTGTGCATTTGTTAGTGCTGCTTGTTGATTATTAGATAGATTTTGAAAAATCATATCTTTATATGTAGCAGCATCTTGTGCAGCTATTGGTATAGCTGAATTCATTATACCTTCAGCTAATGCTTGTGCAGCCATTGAACTTGCACTCATACCTCTATTAGCCATTGCAGCTTCGGTTGCTTTTGCAGCACCTCTAGCCCATACTGGTAAAGGATTACCTGAAGATATAGCAGTTTCAACTTCTGTTTGTAGTCCTGCTAATTGACCTTTTACTGTAGCATCAGAAGCAATAGTACCTTGAGCAGCTGTCATAGGAGCTGATACAGTTCCTTGTGCAGCAGTTGCTGTAGGTATTGCCCCAGATACTTGTGCAGCTGTCATTTGTGCTGCAGTTTGTGGAGTAGCCGTAGTAGCACCTACACTAGTCATTGTTCCAGGGGTAGCTATAGTTGGTGCTGTAGGGGCTGTTGGTGTAGCAGCTTGAACTGTACTTGTAAGACCACTAGTTCCCATTAATTCATTAGTACCAACATTTTGTAAAGTTGGTGATATAGTTGTACCTACTGGTAAACTAGCTTTTGTAATTAAACTATCTATTAGTGATACCGCTTTAGAACTACTTGTTTGCTCACCTTGAGCAGGTGTTAGTGTTCCTTTTTGTAGAACTTCGTCTACAGGTGTAGCTGGTGTTTTAGGTGTTGTCATTATCTCCCCTGTCGATTATATTTCTTGAAGCTACGCTTCTCCTGTTTATTTTTTGATTTTTTATGTACTCGTGGTCGTTTCTTAGGTTTTGGTCTTTCTTCAAATGACTTAAATTTTTTAGCCATTATGGTTTAGTTGGCCATGTAGCGTTTTCACATTTAGCAACAGTGTCTTTACCTGCAGGTAAATCTCTAAGATCTTTACGATATGTTTTCATATCATCAGATAGAGTATTGTCAGATAAAGCTAAGTAATCAGTTTCAGCAAGAAGTCTATTTCTTTTCTCTCTTAGATTAGCTAAAGCTCTAGCAGGTGCAGCATCTGCCCACGCTTTTTCTTCAGCATCTCTAGCTGTTTCTTCTTCAGCTGTAAACTGTACTTTGTTACCGTTTATATTATGATATCTTGGCATTGTTTTTTTCTCCTTTTATTATAAAATTCCGTATAAGCAAATATCTCCAGCGTCTATGTTGCCTGAACTCATTTTAAATTGTATTGCTGTTATTGCACTTGTAGTGTTAAAATATCCAGCAGTATTTCCACCAACAGAATAATTTGTGGCACTATTCATTTGTGTTTGTGCTATAAAATGTTTTACAAATGTGGTTGATGATGGATTAAATAAATGTAAATAACCAGTAAAATTTTCATCACTTCCATTACCTAATTGATCTCCATGATTTAATCTTTGATCTGATGTGCTTTGTGCTAAATCTGTACTTGAACTATATGCCATTGAACCATTTGAACCATCTTCGCCATGATAATATCTAAATACTGCTGTAGTTTTTGTTATGTCATAAGAATGACTTGAAGAATCATCTGACCCATTAAAAGTAAAATTAACACCATCACTAGCTGGGTGTATATCTTTAAAAGTAAATAAATATTCTTTATAAGTAGAATCTAATACTACACTAGATGCACCATTAACAAAACTTAAATCACCACTAGAACTAGCAGTTAACTTTTTGATAAATACCATAGATCCACCACTAAGTGACCCAAAGGCTGATACCGATCTAACTCCTCTATCATTAAGTGTAACTATGCTCATTATGAATCCTTTAGTCCGTAGAGTTTTATAGTGCCAGCGTCTATGTTGCCACTAGAAAATAGAAATTTAACACCATCTATTGCTGATGTTGTGTTGCCATATCCAGCAACAAAAGAATTTAAGGATCTATCAATTTGTAAATAACTATTTGCTGATGAAATAAAATGTTTAACAAATGTAGTTGATGATGGGTTAAATAAAAATAATTCTCCAGAACAACATTCATCATTACCATTTCCAATTGAATGAGTTAAAGTTTGATCTGAAGTTGATTGTGCTAAATCATGACCTGATTCATAGTATAATTCTGTTGTTGAATCATCTTCTGAATGTTGTGCAAAAAAATTAGTTGTAGTTTTAGTTACATTGTAATTACTTCCACCATCAACAGTAAAATTTATTCTAAAATATACATTATCTGTAGCTGGATGAATATTTATAAATTTAAAAACATAAATAGGATATGTGCTATCCAAAACAACATCTGAACTTCCATCTACAAAACTTAAATTAGCTGAACTACTAGCAGTTAAAGTTTTAATATGTGTTAATGATTCGGATGCCCCAGGTATAGCTGAGATATTTCTAATGCTTCTGTTGTTATAAGTTACAATTGACATTACACAACTCC